CAGCAGTAACACCACCTAAACCAGACGTAACCGTAAAAGGCTGGAATGAGATGTCAGGAGATTGTAGCTGAGTTAAAGGGGTTGTATAAAGAGATGATATTTCCTCTGGAATTAACCCAGACGTAATGTCACCTAGCAAGTCACTTAACCAACTCATTAGTAAGTACCTCCGTCAATCGTCCCTGTAGACAGCGTACCTGTAAACGTAAGGTTAGGTATCGTCACAGTGCCTGTAAACGTAGGACTTTCTGTGTTTGCTTTAGATGCTATTGCGGCTGCAATGTCAGTGAACTCTTTACTGAACTCTGTACCACGAATGATCTTACCGTCGTCTCCAGAAGGCAAAGAATCCTTAGCAGCAAAGTCTGTCGTCGGGATGTAGTTGCTCATAGTGTTTTACCTATTAATGCTAGTACGTTAATTTCTTGTAGAGATAGAGCAGAGCCGTTAATGGCTGATTCAAACCCTATGGTTATTACGCTGCCATCACCTGTTGTGTTTATAGAACGACGAGACACCAACGTACCTCCTGTGAACTCACCGACCGTGAACTCATCAACGTTGTACAAAGAAGGGTTTTGAGCACCTACCGTGTACTCTTGCGTTCTGAAAGTGGTTTCAAAGTCGTAAGCCCACTTAATAAATACTGTTGCTGAGTTAGCGCCTACAATGGTTGGCCTCAGCTTCTTTAGAATCTTTAGCTTTGATGGATCTCCAAAGGTTAAGCCGGGACTGTAGTACCTAAAGCGGTAAGAAGATCCGTTGTCTGCGTACCCTGCGTATTCACTGAGTCCAAAACTGTTTCCTACTAGTAACTGTCCGTTTCTTAGGGTTTCAAAAGAAAAGAAAGCTGAACTAGGCCAACGTGTAACCCTGTACGATCCGTTTTCTGTAACACCTTTAACATCAAAGCAGTACGTTAGGTTGTTTTCTGGAAAAGACACAAGGTAGAACGTGTTGTTAGCTGAGTATAAAGTTGCTACAGGCCCCTGTCGGTTAGCAATAATCTCAATAAACTCTGTCTTGATGTTACCGCTCAGGTCGCTGATAGGCATTGACTTCTCTTGTATCGTCCTTCCGAAGCTCCTGAGGCCTGAGTCATCTAGGAACAGAACGTCAGTACCGATGTGTTGCACAGAGTTTCTGTCTATACAGCCTACACCCGGAACTGTGTCAGCAATTTCCATATTAGCTGGAGACTCAGCGCCTTGGTACACAATGATGCTGTGCTTACCAAAGATAATCAGAAGTCCGTTATGCGCCGTAATAGAAACAACGCTGTCTGCACCGTCAGGCCAAGCCTTAGAAATATCTATAGATCCTGACGACCCTCCATCAAAACTTGTGCCGATAAGCAAGTCAGACCAGTATATAGTCTGTGCTCCTTCGTTACTGTCAGCTACCCACAGTCTTCCGTATGCTGCTAACGCTTCGTTACACCAGAGATACGTAGGCGTTGTATTGCCTGTGTAATCAGAAAAAGTCTGGACGCCACCAGCGTGTGTGTAGATAAGAGGCTCTTGTCCCCGCTGGAAAAAGTAAGCAGCATCATTAAAGTTAACAGAGCGCCAGTCGTTTTCAGCAATAGGGTAACCTGATGGAGTCTCGTCTACTAACGTAGTTGTGCCAGAGAGTATCTTGTCGTTACCAAAACTAAATATCTTTTCGTTGCCAGCTTCGTCAAAAAACTCGTGTATACTGTGAACGTAGTCTGCGCCTAGCTCAGTCCTATCTTCTGTTATTGTTTTTAAACCCTTACGTGCAGCGATACGTCCACGCTTGTCGATTACAGCGTTGTCTGCAACGTCAGCAAAAGAAGGGTCCTGTGCGAGAGGGGAGTCTTCTGTGTTAACGCCCTTGAATGCAGGAGCGACTAGGTTAATACTTTGTAGTGGCTGTGCCATTCACTAGTCTCCTACGGAGTGTACCAGATAGTTTCGTCAGGGTGCTTCTGTGCATCTAGAGCAATAGCGTCAGACAGGTACTTGTCAGCGATGCCAAAGTATTCTGGAGCAGACGTACCGCCTGTCTCTCCACGCTCACGCGCTAACAACGCAACAGCTAGGTGTATAACAGGCATTGCAGGAATAACAAGAGTGTCTACGTCTGCGCTCAAGTCTTCGTTACGTAGAATACAGTTAAACCGGATAGTGTAAACACCGTCAGGCTTAGGGTAAATGTCTATTTGGGAGTCTCCAGATGAGTTAATTCCGTTGTAAGTGTAGTACGTGGGCGAGCCACTGACGGGATCTTCGAGGAGGTACTTATCGTCAAACCATGAAGAAGGACGGTACTCCATAACAACATTAGTAGTATCGTTGAGAACGTTGAGCGCCTTAACTCTGTTCTGGCTTCCGGTAAGTACATAGTTAAATACGTCATCAGTAGTAGTGATAGTTAATGTTGTACGTAGAGCAGACCAGTCCCATGCAGCTTCTACCATTTTTTTGGCGTCGTTAACAAAGTCACCAACCATCTTGCTGTACGTGGTTGAGACAACGCTTGATACTTCCTCTTCTCGCATACGTCTCAAGACGTTGTTTACTAGATCTAAATATGTCATACTATACCTTTAAATAGTCCGGTTAAGTAGTCTGTAATTGGGAACTCTTGTCTTGCCAGTAGCTGTGGGTCACCTGTGATGCTAGCGGTAAACGGTTCAAACATACCAGCACCGCCCCCGCCGCCACCACCGCCGCCACCGCCGTCATCTCCTCCGGGGCAGTTTTCAGGTGTTGTACACTCACCACCTAAAGCCTCGCAAGGTTCTTGTCCCTCTGGACAACCTCCACCACCACACTGTTCTTGTGTTGGTGCAAAAGACCCGTCAGGACATTCTACCCAGCCACACTCCAGCGGGTTCTGCGCTGCGTACTCTGCACAGGTGCAGTCGTTGCATTCAGGGTCTCCACCGCAAGGTGTGTTAGGATCTGTAGTTGATCCGTCAGCACACTCTGTACAAAGAGGATAATTAGTTGCTCCGTTAGAACAAGTTTCTGTAGTAACTCCAACGCATACGCCGTTTTCATTAAAGGCTTGTCCTTGAGGACATTCCTCACAACCAGACTCTACAGTAGCTCCTGTAGGTGTACCGTCAGGCTTTACGCACTCCTCTATCGGCCCCTCAGGACAAGAACCGTCTGCGTTCTTAGGAATGGTCATGGCGTCATCACACCAGTCTTCTCTACAACCTTTGTCTGGGTCTGGCGTAGAGCCGTCTTCACATAAGGTAGTAGTAGTTCCTCCAGCAACACACTCTAGCTCACCACTTGCATTGGCCTGATAAGTACCGTCTAAGTTTCCATCTCCGTTAGAGTCGCAAGGATCTCCTTCTTTTGGTCTAGTGTCTTCTGGGCAGGCTTCCAGAGAAGTTGCTAAAGAACCATCCCAGCACTGAACTCTGGTATCTTCTGAGCACTCTTCTAAAGAATTAGCCTTAGCTCCATCCCAGCAGTCAACTCTAGTGTCTTCTGGGCATTCTGCCTCAGTTAGTGCCTTAGATCCATCCCAGCATTCTACTCTAGTGTCTTCTGGACAGTCTTCCTCTTTAGCTACTAAAGAACCGTCCCAGCATTCAAATGTAGGATCGGGAATACAGTTACCATCAGCATCATAAGTTCCGTTGTCCCCTTCAACCGTTTTACACGGAGCACCTACTTCAAACTCAGGAGGTGGGTCTACACATTCATCAGTTAACTCATCTCTTACCTGATTTCCGGGGCATGGGTCAAGAACTTCTACACATTCGTTTCCTTCCGGCTGGTATCCTTCTAAACACCCGCCACACTTGCTTGCCTCTTCGTTTTGAACATTTGCTGGTATAAATGTCTTGTTAGCTGCAGCACACTCCTCTGCTGTTGGCGCATCCTCTGGATTAGACCAAGGCTCTTTACACTCCTCGCTAGACGCAGGGATGCTATCGTCATACTGACACACAGGCTCACACCCGTTGCCAAAGTCTTTGAAGCCTTCCTGTAAACACTCGCCACACTCAGCGGCATTAAGTACAGTACCTCCAGCCTTATTAAACTGAGATTCACAGTTTACGGCACCTGCCTCTTCGCAGTAACCCTCGTAAGGCTCAACAAAACCCTCTTCTGAGCAGTCTTGCGCGTACAAAAAAGGATTTAATACTTCAGTTTTTTCTTTTACTTGACTTAAGATGTAGCCGCCTAAAACATTACCTAACCAATCATTAAGTATGTCTAACAGACCGCCTGTGCTTTTAGGGTCTATGGCCCCAGTTATGTCTCCCCAGATGTCTTGTACTTTTTCAACGGCCTTATCAACAAGGTCTTCTAGCCAGCCAGTAGGATCATTAATAAAGTCTTCAAAACTTTGGCCTATATCTTCAGCTTTTTCTATTATATCGTAGACGCTAGTACTAATGTCTATCATTCCGGGAGGAAGCGGAAGGTCAAGTCCGGGTATACCAAAAATACCAACGTCTACACATTTAGTCCAGCTTGGAACAACGGTGCCGTTATCAGTTGTAGTAGTGCCTGTCCAACTTTCACACTCTTCCAAGGCAGACCCTAAAATAGTAGACCCAAGTATATCCTTTACAGTTTGAATAGCACTCTCAGGATCTGTAGGTATAGAGCCTTTGACGGTCTCTATAATGTCTACGATGCCATCTAAGACATCTCTATCTACTTCTTCTTCAGCCGCTAGCTCGTCTAAAAGATCTCCTAAAGTTTTAGTAGGCTCTGGCCCAGTGTCGTCACCTTCTCCCTCGCCGTATCCGGGATCGTTTAGATCAGCTAGGTCTTTTTCGTATTGCTCTGTAGCTCCCATTTGGTCTAAAAGACTGGGCATTAGGTTACCGTTAGGGTCTACATAATTTATGTATTCACGGAGGGTTTCGGCGTCAATAGCACCACTCAAGTACAGACTAACTACATGTCCCGGAAGACCCTGCGTATTTATTGATACGCTAGTGCTTCCGTAGTAAGGACCACTAGAGTCGTTTACTAGGGCATTTTCTATCAATCCCCACCATTCAGATCCTGAAGGTTCTATAACTCCGCTTGTTGCCACTACTTACCCCTCGCTGTTACTAAGAACCACTAGACTGCTTTACTCGTCGTCGTCAGAAGAGTCTTCACAGGCAGTGTGCCCAAAGCCGAGGCAGTCCTCCTCAGGCTCCTCTACTTCAAGAGGGACCAGTGCCTCAATACGCAAGTCAAGAGGGTTGAACCGAGTGAACTCCCAGACGCGTCCAGAGGAGACGTAGACAGCCTCGTTCTCTTGCAAATCATAGGTTGTGCCGTCATCAAAGTAGATGGTTGTTGCTTTGGCTGTGCTGATAACCCCGGCGACTAGGATCATACCGATTGCAAACGCTGTTAGCTTGTTCATTCCTTTGTGATCTCCGTTTTTGTTTCGATGTCTGTCTCCAAGCAAAAGCCTAGACATATAAGGCTGTTGAGACTGTCTTCGTTCGTTGCTGTTTTACCTGTTGTTGTACAGCCTGTTAGAGCTAGGAGTACAATTACTGCCGTGATTAGGTACAGGAAAAACCTCCCTACACTCTCTGTCTCTTCTTCTTCATTCACCGGTAACCTCCTGAGTGGCTGCTGACTGCATTGCCTCAAACTCTTCAATGAGTCCGCCTAGTACGTTGGTCAGTGATTCCTTGATGCCCTCCACGGTGGTCTCATCAGACACCGCGTTTTGTATCTTGCGGAATGCGTTGACCATCGAAAAGGCACTGACGATAGGGCCGTTTGCGTCTACGAATG